AGTTTCATATTCTACTACAATAGTATCATAAGTTACTGAATCATCAATGTAGTCAGGATATTGGTATGCAAATGGGAACAAAGTTTTGTTTTTACCATAGATACGTTGTCCTACTGTATCTTCAAAGAAACGTCTCCATACTCTAGGAGTACCTTGAGCTTCTTTAGCAAGAGAACCTTCAACTACATCTACTGTATTCAAATCAAAACCATTTTTAATACCTACAGTAATACGAGTTTTAACTTGGTCAATTCTATCATAACCTACTGCTAAGTCTCTGTTAAGACCTAAGATTACAATAGCATCACAATTGGCTGCTGAGCCAGCAGTTGTTAAATCAATAGGTTCAATAGTTGAAGCAGTTGTTAATCCTGAAGCTGTAACAATATTAGCTAAAGCATTTACCATTTCTTGAGTTAAAGTAAATCCATAACCTGTTGCAGTACCAGCTACAGCATTAATAGCTACACCTGTACCACCAGCAGTATTAATTGCAAATGCAACCATATCTCTATTTCCTACTCTACCATTAGTAGATACTAATTTAGAAAAAGTATTAGCTTGAGCTACTAGGTTTTGAACTAAGTAATCTTCAGCGGAAGTAAGTGAACTTAAATCACCAGTTGGGAAATTTACTTGTACTACTTCTAAAGCAGTTTGAGTGTAATTTCTATCTTTAATTCTGCTACGGAAAGCTACACTAAAAGAATATTCAGTGTTACTGTCTGCATTAATGTCTTCAATAGACCAACCAGATAATACTCCAGTTGAAGCTCCTTGATAAGTAATAGATTTAACCGCAGTAGCTGGAATAGCTTGTGTTTGGTTAGATACTTGGTCAGCAGGACCTACTGCTGATAATGGGCTAGCTGAAAAAGGTGTTCCTTGTGCAATAAATACTTCAGGTGAATCACCAGGAGTTGTACCTGGAGCAATTGATTCATTAATGGTATTACTACCTTTACCAGAGGCATCATAGATACCTAATTGTCCACTAGACAATCCAACACCAGATGATGTTGCAAAAGCATTACCAGCAGCTTCCAGAGCTACATCTTTAGCTACTAAAAGAGAAACTTTAGGTTTATGTTTCATAATTTTAAATTGTTTTTAATTAATAATTTATTCGTTAAGTTTTAATTTCATTTGTGTGTACTGTAGCATATTAGGAGATTGTATTACTCCTGTTGCAATATCTACAGCTAAATCTACAATTCTTGGGTGAGTTGTTTCAGGTAAATCACAATCTACTATAGGATTAGTAGGAGTAACAGGTAAAGTATATTTACCATCTAAACTATTGTAAGTTCCTATCCATACTCTATTTGGTCTTTTAATATATTCAGGATAAACTGAAATTACACTAAAATCATCAGTATAAAAGAATAAAGAACCTTCAGTTGTGTTATTAGTAGAAGCTCCATAAACTGTTAATACATCACCCCAAACAAAACTAGGTCTATTAAAAGGTGATAATAAAGCTTCATCTAAATCATCATGTTGTACTTGTGTAACACCTATATTTTTATTACTACATCCAGTTTTACTTATATCTACTCTTAATCTAATTAATTGATAGTAATCAAAATTTAGACTAGCTAAAGGTAATTCATATAAGTTAGAGTTAATAGTTAATGGAGGTAACCCTGGCTGTAAAGAAGAAGGACTCTTAATCACAAGAGTCCTTACATCATCTATTCTTCTTTGTTCTCCTTCAAATCCTGTAAGTCTGATATTATTCCCACCTACAACTTGATTTAAGAAGACTTGTATTGCATCATTAAGAAACCAATCTACTTCCCAATCCTTTAAGTTACGTTTTTGCTGAGAATCTACCTTATCCAACTTCAGTTTAAAATCGTATGCCATTTCAGTTATCGTCATAAGTATATTTCCATTTATAACCTCCTGCTTTTAAATGAGTTTTAGTACTTCTAACAATATTAGCGTGGTTAATCCCAGTTAAAATAGAGGCTGTTTTTAAATCTTTAAAAGTATTAATAAGAATATCATCTTTATATTGTTTTACAGGAAAATATTCTTTGTTACTATACTTCCAAATATACCCTTGATAAGTTTTTCTAATTCCTCTACAAATTGTTGTAATATTATTTTTATTACCTTTAATAAAAATTGCTGCTTCATTAGCAGAAGGAAAACTTTTTATAATTAGATTTGTTTCAGGGTCTATCATATCAACAGGTTTTTTATTACCTGCATTTATGTTGGATATTGTAAAATATTCTTTATAATTTTTACCTTTATAATTTTTACTATTTTTACCAATTTTTCCAAACTGATGATGATTTTTACCTTTTATATAAGAAGTTTCACCTCCTTCGGTCATGTTTTTTAAATTAAATCCTAATTCTTTATAGTATTTAATCCAGAATTTTTCCCTTTCTTGCCAATTTTCTTCTGTACATTCTTCAATAACATTAAAAACTACATCATAACCTTTATTTAAAACTCCTTTTATCCAATTTCCTTTTAAAGTTTTTTTCTTTTGAGAATTATAAATATGTTGATTTTTTCTGTATTTATAATGTTTAGTTTGTCCTATATATTTTATATCTTCTGGATTTTCTGAAGAAGACAGAGTATAAATATATATTTTAAACATTTTTATACTAGTTGATATTTTGCTTTTAATTCTTTTTCAAGGTCTTCTACTTCAGGAGCTTTTTCAGGATTAGTTAAGAATTGAATTACATCTTCTTTTCTATTTCCTAATACAATCTTAGTAGAGTTCCAAGTATAAGTTTCTTGTCTATTAGAAACAATGTAAGCTTCAAGTAATTGTTGTAACAATACTACAGCTTCAAATCTTTCTCTTCCAGGTGCTGATTTAGTCATTAATTCGTAAGCTTCAATAAATATCTTACAGTTAGCTAAATCTTTTACATAATCTTTAAGAGCTAAGAAACATGCTTCATTACCTACATTACCAGAAGGTAACTTACTTGCTTTATCAGTATTTCTTAAATACTTAATAAATTTACGCATTACTTCAGGAGTCATTTCATCAGCAGTTAAAAGAGACATAGCTTTAGCTTTAATATACTCTCTTTGATAGATTTTATCCTGCTCTTCTTTTTCATCTGAAATATAATACAAAGCATAAGGTTTTTTACCACTCTTCCATTCTGCTTCTGATTCAGCTACATACTTACTTGCTTTTAACATGTAATAAGCTAATTCATCATGTGGATTTGAAGTATCTAAGATATTAGTCATATCTTTTAAAAATACTTTATAATCCTGAAAGAATGTTCTTTCCTTATCTTCTCTGCGTGGCATCCTGTTGGTATAAAAACCTTTAGGTCTGCCATGTTTACATTCAAGTACTTCTTGTAGTAAAGCTTTAGGTTTAGTCTTTAAAAATTCAAACTCATTAGGTAAAGCTTCTTGAGAGTTATAATAAGGGTTGTCAACTTCTACGTTTAAACCTGTATTTAAACCTCCAATATTCTTATTATAAAGAGCTTGAAGTGTGTCTGCACAATGTGGTAGAATTTTAGTTTTCTTAATAGTTTTACCTACATTTGCCTGCCCATTCTCAGCAGATAGATTCTTTAATTCCGAAATCTTCACTGCTGAAGTTCTCGGAGTTGGTTTCAAATAAATTTTTGCCATCGGTCCGATATTTAAATATGTTTTAAAAAAATGAGGGTTTTTCAAGAACCCTCAAAACTTATTATTTTTATTAACTTCTATTATTTAATCTTATTCAAAATCAAAGATAAGTTCACCTGTACGACTCACATCTTTAATCCACAAACCTGCTGAACCTTGAATAAACCAGTTACAAGCACCTTCTTTAGAAATAGCTTGTCCACCTTGAATAGGTTTACCAGAAGGACCTACACGACCAGGAACATAACCATAGTTAAAAGTATCTTTTTCTTTCAACATCATAATGTTAGACTTAGCATTTCCATTGGGAGAGAAATCTAACACAGTCATTCTCCAAGAGTCAATTGGAATATTAGGATATTGAGGGTGAGTTCTACGTTGGTATCTCAAATCATCATAAAGAGGATTCTTAATCAAATCAACTTCAATACCTTCTGGTCCATAGTAGTGAGTAAACTGAGCACCATAAGAAAGGTGATTAGCTACTTTATCAGGAGAGTTGCGTATAAAGTGTGTATCTACAGTTAAGAAACCAGATGCAGAGTTAGCCAACATCTCATGGAACATAATAGCACCATAAGTACCTGTCATTAAAGTAATCTTACGTTGAGATTCATTGTTACGAGCAAAGAAAATATTCAACAAGAAATCTTTAAGACGTTGTTCTGTCAAAGTAGAGTTAAAGTATTCTACGTTACCATCTTTTAACATTTGTCTTAAACCAGGTCCAGTTTTAATTTGGTAACCTTGTTTAGAAAGACTATTTGATTTCTTACCATAAGTAAGAGCAGCTTCAATACCCATGTAGTAACGTTCATTCATATCAGCCTCACCCATTACCATAAAGTTAGTCAAAGACTTATCTTTATGTACAAGTTTAATAGCTAATCTATCAGCATTACGCATAGCTTTGTCTGACATCTTAAATTCTTCACCAAAGAATCCAATTTGAGACTCTAATTGGAAGTATTGACCCCATTGACCAGAACCATATTCTGTATTCAATTCATTAGCAATTACAGTCCAGTTCTTTAAGAACTCTCTACCTTCATCTAACAAATCATTAGGGAAAAATTCAAGAGGATTATCTGTTACAAGTTTTACCATGTAGATATAACCAGTACCATCTTGCTCAGGATATGATTGTACTCTTAGAGCATACTCATTGTTTTCACCTTGTAATACATCTGAAGGAACTAAATAGTCCACATCAAGTTTAAGACGAAACTCTGTTTGATTAATACCTGGAGTTGCATTAGATGCTTCCAAATTTTCCATAGAACGGAAAGTTTGATATTCTGCACCTTGCAAATACCATCTGTAATAATCTGTATCAATCTCCATAACATTACCAGCAGCTTTTAACATGTTAGTAAGAGGTTTAGAGCTAAAACGTACTTCTGAAGTATAAATCCTATCAAGGACGCCTTCAAATACATGAGGACGGTCAGAATCATATGATGCAGCCAAAGCGTCTGAATCTACGAAATTACCACCACCACCTTTGAACTCTTGTAAATAGAGTTGACTTTTGTAGCCTAATGCCATATTAATTTAATTTTATTTTGTTTATGAGAAATCACTTAATGATACTTTACCAGGTCTTGCAGTATCTCCACTTTTAACTTTACTTGAAGTACTTAAATTAGCTTGTCTAAGTTTTTCTTTCAAAGTTTTAGCAGCTTTAGTACTTACTTTAGTTTCTTCAATTTTACCTAACTCAAAATTATTTTCAAGCAAATGTGCAAGGAAAATAGTTTTTTTAGGGTCAGATAATACCTGATTAAGTTTATAATTAAAATTAGTTGTTACAGTTCCATCTTCCAGCTTAACAGGATTATATAAAGAACTAAACACTTTATCTTTATTTATTTTTATACCAGAAACTTCATCAGTTTCTTTTAATGTCTTTCTGAATAATTTATCAGCTTCTTCTCTTGCTTTAGTTTGATTCTTTTCATACTCAGCAGCAGCTTTAGCCATTTGAGCTTTTTCCTGCTTATCTATTTCTTTTAATTCTTCTAAAGCAGATTTAGCTTCATCTTCTAATTCAGCAAACTGTTCAAACTGATTAATTTTCTTTTCAATTTGTTCAGGTTTAAATTTAGTAGTCTTTTGTAAATAATACCTAACTACTTCTTTCTGTGTATCTTCAGAACTTAAATCTACCTGTTCAAAATCTACAGTATTATATGTGTTCTGAATCTGTTCAAGATTGTTAAATACAAATTCCTGAAATCCAGCTTCAATCTCTTGTCTGGTTTTTTCAGCTAATTTAGTTTTAGTTAATTCTAAAGCTTCTTGTAAAGATTCTTCTGTACCTGTAAATTCAAAATCTTCTGGAAGGTCTAAGAAATTCTTTTCTTTTAAATCTTCAAAATAAACTTTGAAAATATCATTATCTTCTTCAGCACCTTCATTATCTTTGTCTGTATCTTCTGAGTTATTATCAGTTTCTAATTCAGCAAATGGATTCTTTTCATCTACTTCTACATCTTTTGTGTCGTCTGTATTTTCAGTTTCTTTGTCTAAATTTACAGGTTCTTTTGTGTTAGTGTCTTCAGTAGGAGCAGGTTCAGGTGTAAAGTTGTCTTCTAATCCTGCGAAAAAGCTTAAATTCTTCTCTGTCATTGTGTGTAATTTTTAGTTTAATAATAATGTTAATTTTTTACAAATTTTTTATTTAGTAAATGTCTGCCGCATATAGCTAAACCAATTAAAAATATTTTTTATTTGGTTTATAAGGTTGATACCTTATTCTTCTTTCTAATCTAAAATAAAATTTATTATCTTTAATTATACTTTTTCTTTTTTCTTCTGTTAAAGATAATATGTTGTTATTAAGATAAGTATCCCTAATTATAAGGTCAGCTAAAGAGGCTACTTTAATAGCCTCATTAACTTCCTTTAATAAATCTTCTTTTTTCCTCATAATCTAATCTACTTTTTAGTAGGTTTAGGTTTATTCTTTATTTTTAATCTCTCAATTTTTTCTTTCATAGCTAACTCTTTTTCTTTAGCTTTAATCTGAGCTTGTTGCATTTTTTCTTGTGACTTATTCTGAACTTCAGTCTGTTTAATTTTTAACTGCTCTACTTTAGCTTTAGAATTTAATTCTTTTTCTTTAAGAGATAATTCTTTTTCTTTCATTTCTCTTTCTTGAGCTATTTTAGTAGATTCAGTATATTCAGCAAAGTTTTGTTTTCTTTCTTCTAAAGCTTGACTAGCTATTTCTACAGGGTCAGGTATTCCATCCATATCTGTATCTAAGTTATCTTGTCTTGAAAATGCTTGTATTTCAGCTACAGTAATTTTAACTTGTCTATCTTGCTCTTTATTATAATCTTCTCTATCCATTTTTTCTCTTTCTAAAGCTATTTGCTCTTGAGCAATTTGTTGTTCTGCCTGAGCTTGTTGAGCTTGTGCTTCAGCCTTTCTCTTAATACCTGATTCAATATTTCTTTCTAAATCTTCTACAGAAATAGCTTTAAACATTTGAATTAAATCTAAAAAATCAGCTTTATCATTTTGTAATAAAGGTTGTGCAAGAGCTTCAAGTTTTTGGAATATTTCATTATCTTTCTGAGAATCCATTATATAAATTCCTATATCAGATAATACTAAATCAGAATCTATCATTAAAGTATCTA